AAGTCGATTGCAATTACGAGTGCCATAGATTACTCCAGAGTTACGGAAAGATTACCAGTCGAGATCGTGAACACATCACCAGAAGCAATCGACTTAGACGCATCCAAGGCTGTGTAATACAGCAGGTTGCCGCTAGTTGACGCATCCAGAATACCTACATGAGTCACAGTACCCCATGTGCCAGTAGCAGTCGGGAACGTAACTGACGCGCTATTCGTTGATACACCGTTACTAGGCGCACCAAACGTTACCGCTGTACGAGCGTAGGAACCACCAGATACCTCAGTACCCGTATTGCCCTCACCCGGATCGCTTGTGTAAAGACCTACATAAACCGCAGCAGGGCTTGTGTAGCTTGTATTGCGGAGAGTAGCGTTAATTAGCGCATTCTCCAGATAATTAGACATCTCAGCCATGATTTACCTCACGTTATAAGACATAGACATAGGTTGACCACTATACTCACTTGCTTGATCGGACGTAGAGATAGAATCAATCGCCCTAGAATACAAGGAAGCCCAAGTCTGCACCCTTGCATCATTCATCAAATACGGCTCTGCCTCTGCTAAAGACGCATATAGCAACGCATCAGGCACATAAGCCAAGAATACGTTACTAGCTGTCGAATCTGATAATACAGGAGGCTTGGCGTAATACAACATTTGCGCCGTATAAGACGAATCTGGAACCGGAGCTAACTGCATCTCCGCACCGAGAATAGTGTAATCAATGGGCTTGCCGCCATCCGTTACCCTAGACTCCTGATAAAACGAGTTAGGAGCCTTGTAACGTAGCGTAGTAATCGGAGTCGTGTTGAGATGAATATCTCTCATCTCTAAGAAGTCGGTAGGCAATCCAAGTGTTGAATCGCCACCCGTTGTACTTGCTGTAGCTACCACTAACATCTGACGAATTCTTAGGTCTCTCTGCAACCTAGTCTCAGCCAGACGGATAAAGTCCGGAATAACTGAAGTCAGATCACTACGAGCCAGATAGTTAGCTATCGTTGTTTTTAGGCTTGTATAGGTGTCAAACATTCTAAATCCTCTGTTGTCGCATATCGCCAATACATATTCATGGCTCTTTTTCTACTTCCGTTACACGCCCTATTAATTGATGACTTCCCAATACCATAATATTTTGATGCAACCTCAGCAGACCTAAATAATTTATTTTGATCTACGCAAACAACATATTTTGTTCTTTTATCAATGCTTTTTTCTATAGATTCTTTTTTCTTTGGTACTCCGGTTAATGCTTTAGATATATTTTTCTTCCATTCATCAGTTCTTTTTATTGTTCTAAATCTAATTTTTAGTTGCTCTTTTTGTTGAATTGATAATTTTTTGCCTTTATGCGAATTTGACATTTTTTCTATTTGTTCTTGAGTAAATTTATACCCAGAAATGCCTTCTCCGCCTTTTGTTAAATTACATAGCCTTATGTTAAGTAGTTTTAATTGCTCAATTCTTTCTTGCTCTATCAATAACGCCAATTCTTCGTCTACATTTGTTGCAATAAAATTAACATCAAAATTACCGCATTTGTTGACAATATTGTTCCAATATTTATTTCTTCCGATCTTTTTGTAAGCTCGATTGTCTTTGCCTTTGCCTACATAAAATGGCAAAAATGAATCACGTCTTATATGCTCATAAACATAAAACGATTCATTTATAGCCATGTTATTCCTCTAGCTGCTCAAAATCTTTCCAACCGTATTCGTAAGTGCCGATGTGCCGGATGTGCATCGATAATTCGTGATCTACATACGTCTGAAAGCCCTCAGAACCAGCCTTGACGCAGAAATACACATCCTCGCCACATACACCGTTAGAACCCCATCCAGCATCAAACCAAGGTCTTCCGGTCTTCTCAAACACTTCTCTACGGATCATTACAGCACCAAACCCAACCGCTGTAACTTCCTCAATCCCTTCCTTGCCGCGAGAGTCAATGTTCGACCACTTACGAACCTCTGTATCACCTTCCATATACCTTGTGAGTATCTTGGCGGTAGGAGTTACAGGCTTCCTTCTAGTCGTTGCATTTACCCCAACAATCGGCACATCTCTACTTAACATTATGTCAATGATGTCGTGCGGAAACCGCATATCGCTATCAATAAACAATAGCGCTTCACATCCTTCACCTAATGCTACCTCTGCCAACTTCTCACGCTGGTCAAATATCAGCGTTCCCGGCATTGTGTAAAGGCTTAATCCACCTTTACCATCTTTGCAACGTACTGACGCATCATGCGCTGTCATCCGAGCAAAGTCAAAAGCAAAACCAGTGTGTACCTCATCCCGGCATGGGACGCAAACACCAACTCTCATACAGTACCCCTATACGTTTTCCACACAGCATTATCAGGATCGTTCAGCCACCTAGCGAAACCGACCTCATCAACCACGTTAAAGCCCTTCATAATCCCTTTCTGGTTCAGTACATCTATGACCGTAAAGGGTATTCGAGCAACGTGATGCAGTTCGTTTAGGTGTCCTTGCCGAGATTTATCGTAGTCCAGTTGCTTCTTATTGGCTTCGATAATCTCTGTTACATCCTGCTTAGTCTCGATGACAATCCCACCGTCACCATCTTCGTATGCTGTTTGAGTCCGTATCGGGTTGCTCATTGAATATGTGTCCAAGTGCGTCCTATTCTTACTCCCCGGACACAGTTAGGGGATACGCCAAGTTCCCTAGCCATAGCTGCATGGCTGAGTTTGCTTGCTCTAATTGTCCTTACTTGTTCTTCATTTAGCAAGGACTTACCGTTACCTTCACCTTTAGGAGAAACAACTCGTTTTCTTCCCTTAGCAATCATGTCTTGCACATTTTCCTTCGGAGTGCCAATACTCAAATGATGAGGATTTACACAACTAGGATTGTCGCATTTGTGCATCACAAACATACCCTCTGGTATGTCTTGTTTATTAAATAATTTCCAACTTATTCTATGTGCGCCATCAGAGCCTAATTTTTTCGCTCCCAAACTGATACGCCCGTACCCATTTGAAAGTTTTTGTCCTTGCCACTCCCAACATTCAGATTCCGAGCTTTTGCCAACCATTCTCCAAAATCTATTTTCTAATGATTCCTGAGAATATTTTTGAGGCGAGGTACTGCCATACTTCATAAACCTCTTGTAATGTTTCTGGCAGTAACCTAAGCCTTTTACCTTAACATCATTAACGCAGCCATCAACGGAACATTTCATAAATCCTCCCATAGTTACCTACAGGAGGATTATATATCAACATCCGTTATAGAGCCATGTCAAGATCGGCAATTATGCCATGAGCAGCCTCGTTCTTGACTTCCAGAGTTACTTCAGCCAAGAGTTGAGTGTTCTCGCTGTCGCCGGTCTTAGCCAGATCATTGGTCTGGAATGGACGCAGGTAAGCAAGTGCTGCGTACTCAGGATCAAGGATCAGAGCATCACGGGTACGCATGAAGCGGTTAGGAACAACCGACATCGTGCCAAAGTCCGACATATAAACGTCAGCCGCACCGATAATGGTGGTCGGAGTATTGCCCGGAGCCATGTAACGCTGTGCAGCGATACCAGCGAACGACGATACCTTCTGCTTACCAGCAGCACCAACCATCAGAATCTTCGGAGAACCGCCCGATACGAACACCTCGGAAACAACGGTCTTCAGCAGAGTTTCAGTAAATGTACGAACAGTACCGTCAGTACGGGTCGATACACCAATTGTCGCTGGATCGGAACCGTCAGAAGCCTTGTCCGAGTTAGTCTTAACCCATGACAGGATTGAACCGAGCTTACGAGCGATAGTCGATGTACCAGCCGAACGACCTTGATTAGCGCACAGGATGGTTTCCAGATCGCGCTTCAGTTCAGCCGATGCTTTAGCCAACTGATAAGCCTTTTCCGACTTACGACCAGCCTTGTTTACTGTGTCCAGAGTACCGGAGACCTGAACGGTCTTCTGGATGATCTGAGTGTAGTTACCAAGACGGACAGTAGGAGCCAGAGTTGCCGATGTAGCGTCAGCACCTTCAATCGCAGCGTTAGCCGTAGTAGCCGCAGCCAGTGAGTCAGTCTGCCATTCGTGATAAACGGCAGTTGCCTTAGTCTTGCCAATAGAAGACATAAATGGTGTCTCGGTCGGCGAAATATCGTAAATGATCGTTTTGTTATCGCAAGGCTCTTTATCCTTGCTTCTACCGCTTTCACGGTAGTCCAGACTATATCATCGCTTTCGCGTTGGGCGCTCGTGGGAAGATTATTCTTTCGTCACTTCCTAGTCGTTGAACCTTCCGCAACCCTAGGGCTTTCGCCTTACATTTGCGGCTTGGCTGCTGATTGCCCAATCCTTGAGATTTTTACGCTTTGGTACTCAAGGCTCTAAGGGGTTTCCAGCAATTCACCCAATTATTCAATTATGTCTAGTGTTTAACTAAACATAAAGGGGACTAATTTAATCCGTCAAATCTTCGCGCTGACCAATTGCGCTATGTGCTGTAAATGTAGGCATGATAATTCCTTATAAAAATCGTTCAAATGCTTTAGCGGCATCAGCAACCCTTCCGGTCTGCTTTGCTCGCGCTTTTGCTTTCCTCAGTTCATCGCTACCTTCCCGAGGCTGAGAAACTCCAGACTTAACAACCTTCGGAGCCTCATTAACACGCTTAGTGATTCCCGGTTTAGACGATTGCAACTTGTCGTATTGCATCGCCTTGTATAGCGTTAGAACCTGCCGAGAATCATAGATTCCCGATAACTCTTGGTCTGAAAACCCTAACTTTAGGCCAAACTCCCTCAGTTCTCGCCGAGTTACTTCACCCTTTTGCGGATCAGCATATTCAGGTATTGCCTCTGCCAGCTTACGAGACTCAGCCTGTATTACCTGACCAAGTTGCTCCTGACGTTCCTGCTGTTGCTGTTCTGCAATTCGCTGTCGTTCAGCCTGAACTTGAGCTACTTGCTCTTTCCGCCTTTGTTGATCCGTATATGCTAAAGCGTACCCAATGGGGTCTCTTTCCTTCAGTTCATCTAGGTTTTCACCTTCTGGCTGCTGATTGAGCATTTGCTCAATAATCTGCAACCGTTCCGCATACTGATCCCGCAAGTATCTGGCTTCTTCGATACGCTGTCGTTCAGCCTCGACTACCTTACGTTCCTCAGCTACGGCTTGCGATTTCTTTGTATAGTCTGTGCCAAGTTGATAAGACTTGATAAGCTCATCAAGGGTTACCTCACGTTCTTCACCGGCTGCTTTCACCCGGAATGTCTGAGGCTCCTCTTGCTCATCCTGCTCATCTTCTTGTTCTACCTCTGACTCATCATAAGACTCATCAGATTCGGCTTCGCTATCGTTGGCCTCTGCTTGCAGTTCTGGTTGTTCCTGTTCGGAGCCTTCTTCTGCACCCATCAGACCCAAGATAGCGTCGGCTGCACTACCTACAGTTAACTCTGGACTACCGGATTCCGGTGTCGTTCCTTGAGTATCGCTCATTTTTTCTTTCCTAAATTATATCGGGAACCGCCCGAAACGGGTTACAAAATCTTTAATCTTTTCTCCTCGATGAGCCTGTTTGCTGAAAGCCCTTCCAAGTAAGTCTCAACTAATTCTAATGTCCTTAACCGCATATAAGCAGTCTCTCTAGCCTGAAGATCAGCGTAATCGCTAGTTGCGAACTTATTAAGTTCAGCAGTCCTAAGATCAGTCATCATTTCCTGAAAGAATTCATCCTTCAGTAGATTCTCAGCCCATTGAACTTTACTCATGCTGTAAGATTTCCTAGCTCTTTGATTGCATTCAGGACAATATCAGCCTGACGTTGGCGAGTTTCCTCGTCTGCTAAGTCCATCGCTAAGATAGCCTGTAGTTGTTTAACCGCTAACTCAGCCTCTTTAATCTTCATATCGGCTTC